TTAAGTAACTGCTAGATAAAATAAAATTCCACAAATTAAAATACTTAATAAATGTTGTAAGAAATTGCAGATGAGATATTGAACACTGAAGATTAAATTTAATAATTACAGAATAAATTAAAATTTAATATTACTTAACTTGAATGTACTGAGGTCGAAGAGGAGATAATTGAATCTTAAGAACGTATTAAAAATTTACGATTATAATATGAGTAAGGTACACAATTAATTGATGACAAGTTAACATTTAAATAACATATTGATAATATCCATCAATAATTAAAAAAACATGTTGATTAATAAGTTGATGAACATATTTAAACTTATGCAGAGTTCATATAAGATAAGAAGTTCAATGGTCACAAAAAAGCAAACTACATCAAATCAGGTGAGAATATAAAAAAATTATTGCTTAATCAGTTAACAGATGAATAGAAGTAAAAATACTATAATTCAACGAATGATGAAGTTATATTTAAAAAATTAACTAACAAAACTCTATATGCAATGTGTAAAGATGAGAAACACACTATGGATAGTAATGACATGATATATAACAAAGATAATGTATTCAGGATAAGATCTTCTTGTAAAAAGAAAAAACCTAGACCTAGAGCATTCTATATGGCTGATAAAATGCACTTGTTCTATACTTATATCTGCCATACAATGATACCGCATATTAAAAAATTTACAGATTTGATGGTGCATGGAGTTAATAGTAGATAGTTAAAAAGATAAATTATCAAACAGGTTAAAAACTTATTAAAAAACAGAGGTGTGGGTTTAATAGATATTACGTCTTTGAGTATGGACGGTGGCTCATGGGAAGCGACATAACACTAAGAGACTAGACATAATATTATGCGAGGACTATGGCAAGCTTGCGAATCGTCCATTAGAAGAGTGATACATAAATTCTTAGATACAGAAGATCCAATGATAGAAGAAAGACTATACTAAATAGCTACAAAGTATATAAATGCAGTAACCACTAGAATAGTATTGCGTCAGTTGAATACCACGGATAGAAAGAGAGGAAAAGCTATTTTGAGTTTCAGATCGGCTTCTAGTACAACATCAGGTGAAGAAACTACAACACTGAGAAATAATTGGGCGATGATATTATTTCAAACTTATTTTGCGTATAAAGCTGGTTTTGGTCTACCCTAATTTAATCAATACATATAACGTGAACCTGAAAATATCGAAATGTTTAATTTTGTATAAAATTACTGTGATTATTTTGATTAGTTGTATAGAGATAATCATATAATATAATAATCGAAATTTAAGGATTTACAAGAAAATGAATATTACAAACGATTTATTGAAAATCATCATGAGCTCGGTTAATCAATTAGAGAATCTATGCGAAGATATTTATATTAATCTAAATGGTAAAAAATAACGATGTAAAATCCTAATTACGCTTTATTTATTTGTGGTGATGACTTATTTTATATAATTGAAAAATGCCTAATTAATAAACTAATAAATTCTATAAAATTCTTCACACATACATTTAAACCGAAGAAACCTACATTTAAAGGTTTTGGTCTCTTATTTGAAGATTTTATAATCGGTGAAAATTGGGCTGATATTGATTTCTGTTCAAAGATTATATTCGCCACCAACCCATATAATCTAGAAGATAGCGGTCTTGTAATCATGCGTGATTTCATGAAATTTTTGAACACTAAATAAGAATTCTCTGGAATGAATTCTTTAGTTACACATTCTAGTAAACACTTGCAAGCTATATGCAGTGCAGTCTTAATAGAAACGAGACCCCGATTTATAGATGAATTCTGTAGAAAACTATTATATCTGTCTGGATATCCATAACTTACGACTGAATAGGTTGTAGAGTTGTAATTAAAACGTAGGATTACACAAATAAGATTGGTTGGTGAACAATTAAATTAATAACAGGAATTTATGCTGATTGATAAGCTCTTAAAGAAAAATAATATGAGTTTAAACAGATTTATTCAATTATTGGAAAGCTTACAAATAAGGTTCGTCTATTAAAATCTTCTAATAAAATGCTGTTAAGGTCACGTTCGCACATCAGCGTTAAATGTGCAAAAAATAAAAAATCAATATAACAACAATTTAAGAAATTTTAGTAGCGATTAATAATGCAATAAGAAGAATTAGACAGCAGATTAGTTAGAATGGAGAGAATATCCAAGAAATTATAATCTCAATTATCAGCTTAATAGAAGTTGTAAAAAGAGAAGGATCTTGCTGGTAACAGCCCGATAACTCCAGCTGAAAAAGACTTCCTAGTTAAGTAAAATGATTAGACAAGAAGAGCTTTGTTAGAAGACATGGACAAGAGATTAGTAGCCGCTAGGTAAAAATTCTTCCCTAATCCAGAAGATAGAGAATTTGAACGATTGGCTACAATATTAGCAGACCCAAAACATCCTGAATTTTAATAAGTCTAAGATGGGCTAGCGGTAATAGAAGACATAGTTGAACCCTATAAAGGTTATGGTTTGGACACTGCAAGAATGCATGGTAACTTTAATATAACATGGGGATAATTAAGAGAACTCAAACGTAAAATCAAAATCTCTTTCGCTAATGCTTTTGTTCAAGACAAAACTGATGATAAGGTTAGTGGTAGTGCTACATCTTTAATCAAAGCCTTAGAAAGATTACCCAAAGAAACTGTTGAGTAATTAGGTAATTAACCAGATTTCTCAACAGACGTAATCAGAAAATTAATTTTGTTAGATGACTGGGCGGATATAAGGGATAATGCTATTAAAGTAGCAAAAGATTTAGGTCCGTTAGCTTTTAAATATCTAGCTAAGAGGTATTTACCAAATCTGTAGTTAGGAGCAGACTCGGGTGGTTGGATTGGTGATTATAGTTCAGATCCAGCACAGGGATCGAAATAAATGGTCATATAAGGTGGTAACGATTTTAACAGAGTTGACAGATCAATGTCAAAAGTCTCCATGTCAATAAATGGTGCTTCATCGAAATATGTAGCCACATTTATTTGCCCAGAGAGATTCACATTTAGACGACCGCAAGATTACCCTGTAAAAACGGCAATCATTGGCTCCACTTAAGAATTAAGTTTAAAGTCCGAC